ATTAATTTTTACACCAGTAATTCTAGAGCCTTTTTTAAATTGATTATTTAGAGCCCTAAGGTCCATATCAAATTCATCAGTTACAACAGTTTCAGGTCTAGATAAATCAGCTAATGGCAGTAATTTAATTGAAATACCATTACTGAATGGCGATTTTGAGGCAACAAAATTAAAGTCAGATTTTCCATAAAATGGAAGACCGGTTAGAGCTTGCTGTCTTTGACCAAAGGTTAAAACTGGTACCATTATAGAGAAACTTGAGTATTTGTTGTACCTAATAAAGTAACTGGTCCACTTGTGCCAACCGTTAATTTTGAAATATTTGCATAAAAAGTATCTCCTTGAGCTACATAAACGCTTACGCCAGTTCCAGCAGTTCCTTGTTCAACTGTCCATACTGAAATTGTTTGAGCAGCACTATAGTTATGTACACCATAATACAGGGGAGTCCATGAACCAACTGATCCATTTGAGCTTCCAAAACCGGATAGGTCAGTAAAAGCTGGGGTATAATTTGTTGAATTCTCAGCAACCGTATGTTTTCTTAAAAATTTAGCAGGGGGTCCAATCATTTTAATATCTTTTTTTTAACAAGCACAATCGCTTGGGTCTTCATTACTTTTTACATATACAATTAATCCAGTTACTTTAATACTAAAATTATCATTTGGATTAAATATCTCTATTTTATTTATCAAACTATCCGCTCCCCTGGTTTCAGGATTAGAGAAATGAGCGAAGAACTGATGTAATGAAACTGTATGGGTTTCAAGAGTTCGATTTGTTAATATTAAGTTACATTCATGATCTGCTGGTAATATATCATCTCCGTTTTTATCAAGAGATGGATAGGTTACATATAGTATACATCCTCTAGCATAGTTTCGGTCATTTGCCGTTAAGTAAAAAACTGTACCATTTCCAACCGATTCAATATATTCAGCGTCAGCTCCAAGTGGATAATTAGATGGAGTACCGGATGCAGTATAGGAACTAATATCATCTAATCCATTATCAAATATTGATAAGGTTTCATTTGCGCATACTTCAAAATTAATTGATAATTGTCCATCTACTGGATAAATAAACTCCTCTAATTCACAAAAGGTAGCCTCTTTCTTTGACCCATTAAAAATAGAAAAACATCGGTCTACTAGTTTTAAAAATTTCTTACTTGGAAATTTACTACATAGATTGGCATATGCTGCACTAACTCTTTTAGCTAAAGGATCGTCCTTATATGTGATATATGACATTCATCAGTTAATATTTTTATGGATCAAATGGTTTTTTTAAACCACTAAACCCTCTTGCAATGGCTGAATCTGTTATTTTAATGGATCCTCTAGGCTTATTAGGCTCAGGAGTATCTACAATAACTGGCTCAGCCGGTTCACTTGGTAAATATTGATCCATATAAGTAGTATTAGTGTCCTCAATTGGATCAGGCTCAATACTATTTATTATAGGAGTTGCTGATTTAATGTCAGGTTCAATTATATTATCTGATTTAACCTCAATTGGCTCAGGACTTGGCTTAATATAGTCAACCAGTGCTTTAATAAAGCCCAAGGCAATGACTGGTAAAATTGCACCGCTTACAATTGATAAAATTCGCTTTTGATAGATTGGGTCCTCTTCGCTTAATCCAAACAGTTCAATCCAACCTTGGAAGTTTTCTAAATTAATATAGGCATAGTAGGTATTACCCATTGCCTGCATGCATGTTAAAATAATAAAAAGCCCCCATACAATACCCTTATTCATTTTATCAAGGGTTATTAATGACGCCAATGAGGCAGCTGCTCCAATTTCAAATGCAATAGCCAAGCTTATAGCTAACCATTGCGGATTTGATAATTCAAAAAAGCTGATTACGTGAATTGTAGAGATAACTGATACTAACAGGTATAGAGTTACAAATGTGCTAATTATAAAATATTTAACAGTATTTGACCCCATTACTTAGTTGATTCAATCTTTTTAATCTCTTTATCAATTTCAGCTTGACGATTTACATCAAATATCTTACGGTCAGTTGATTGAATCATTCTTTTTTCAGATTTTAAACCCTCAATTTCAATTAATTTAGCAATATCATTTTTAGTAAATAAAATAGCCTGAATTGAATCTAATCGAGCATTTGTCATTTTTGACTGCTTTTCTAAACTTGAAGACTTTCGTGAAATTGTACACATTTGTATAAAGGTAATAATCGATACAATAATTACAATTTTAGTAAAGTGTTGATCTATAAATTTCATTTGTAATTTATTTTTTAGTTATTTATTTACTTTCGGTTAATAAAGTCCCCAAACCATGTTTGGATTTGAGTATAGTTTAAACAGCCAGTATAGATCCAATAGGCAATAAAAGTTAAACAGGTTAACCAGCTTAATACATATACGTGGTTTGACACAGTAGCCATTGGTCTATATTTAATTTGAATTAGGTAGGCATAGTATTCAGAGGTTTTAATTCTGTCAGTTTTTGCCTCAATTAATTCAGTTAAATTATGGGTTTCAAAAAGTTCCTTCTTTTTAGCTAATGATTCAAATACTCTACTTTTTTCTAAGTCTAGTGTATCTTGGCCCATCATTAATAATTCAGGTTCAATATTTAATACATAATATGCCCTAGCTCGGCGGTCTAATCTTAAACCTGTCTGTTTTAGAATTCCACTTTTATTGATATCGGACATTTTTGTTCTATAAAAAATAAAATTTTTTAAATTTTTAATTATGATTACGGTAGTTTCATAAAAAGTAACAGGGTTAATAAAATCTTTCATAATTTAAAAATAAGTAGTTAAATTTTCTTTCATTTGTGGATTTTTAATAAGAACTGAATCCTTTAACATCTTTCGAGCCTTTCTAATTTTAGTTTTAACAGTATTTAAATTCATATTATATTTAGAGGCAATTGCATCGCCTTTCATTGAATGAATTTCCTTGTCTACTAAAATTGATTTTTCAATACCATCCGGCAGAGATTGCAATTCGTCAGTTGTCATTTTATAGAGAGACTCAATGTACATTTCTTTATCAAAATTAAAAACGCTATCGTCTTCAATATTTAAAGGTCTAGTCATATTATCAATCCTGATAGCATAATTTTTAATTAACTTATGCTTATGTAATAGTGCCTCATTTTTTGCAATTGTATAAATCCAGGTCGTAAATCTAAATGTATCATTATACGAATCCAGGCCTTTAAATATTTTAAACAGAGTATTGTGTAATACCTCGGCAGTTTCATCTTCATCATTAAAAAATTTCCATATAAAATATTTTAATTTTGGATACATAATTGAAGCTAATCTGTTTCGATCACGTTCAGTATAGTCTTTGCTTTTTATTTTTTCAGCAAGTTTTTGCATCTCATTATTGAGTTGCTTGTTTATTAGGTCGTATGCGCTCATATTTTGGTTTTTAAAACTTACTTAAAAAATTGATGATTTGGGTTTGACTCTTTCCATTTATCGTAGCGGTCAGCTATTTGAATTAAAATTTTATTTCTTACAATATCTTCGTCGTTAAATTTATGAACGTCTAATCCGTTAATTCCAGATAGCACATTTATAAAATCCGGTAAAGCTACTTTACTCTTTGCAATATCATATTGGCTTACATCTCCGCAAATCAATACTTTAGAATCTTTTCCCATTCTGGTTACAAATAACATTAATTGTTTAAAATCTGCATTTTGAGCTTCATCTAATATCATTAAGCAATTATCAAAGGTTGCGCCTCTCATATAGGCAAGTGGCCTAAATTCAATAACTCCAATTGACTCTAACCAACTAACTAAATTTGGGTCATGTATTAATTTTACTAAATTTGATCGATAACTTTCCATAAATGGATCAATTTTATCCTTTATTTCTCCAGGTAAAAATCCAAGCTTTTCACCAGATTCTTGGATAGGCTTAGATAAAATGATCTTTTTTATTTTGCCATCTAAATATAATTGAAGAGCCGCTAGACATGCAGTAAACGTTTTAGACGTTCCAGCTGGTCCATAACAAAAGGTTATTTCATTTGCTATAATTTTATTAAAATATATTTGTTGAGACTGCTTTAGTGTAATATTTCTTAAATCCTTTTTTGAAATTTCATATGTCTCACGTTTAGGTTTATTTGACCTGGCCGGTTTTTTAGAATCCTTACGATTTTCCATTTTTTCTAGTTTTTTTAATTGGTAATTTAATTAATTGATTAAGATTTTTACATCGCTGGCATGATTCATAATCTTCAATGCTTTCAAAAAAGGTTAAGGCTCTAGTTAAACAACCCGGCCATTCATCGCGGGTTGCGATTACATCAACCACTTCTTCCATTAATTTAATATTCTTAATAAAAATATTTGGAGACTTTTTTAAATGAGAGCGCTCAATTGCATTAATAATTTTAGTAAAAATTATCTGCTTATCGTTTAAAAAATCCGGTTTTTCTAAATCTGTAAATTTCATTAGTCAGTGTTTCCATAAAATTTTTGTAGAGTCAATTTATGATTATCAATATAATTTTCATCTAGTCTGCGGCTAGCCTTGCCTGTTTTAGCCGAGCCAGATCCATTCATAGAATTTATCATTTCAAAATCATAATTTGACTCTTTTGATAAATATACTTCATTTAAAAAATTTAAGTAGATTTCTGCCATATATTCCGGTGGCTGTTTATCAAGTTCATCATTTGCTAATTCAAAAAAATTAGGTGATTCAAAAAATGCAGCTGAATTAACACACGTCATTGCTAAATCATCATTACCACTTTGGCTACGGTATGTACCATTAGAGGTTCTGCCAAACGCTCCAAGCTCATGAACTGTCTTAAATTCATTTGGTAATATTTTATTAACGGCAGTTAAGTATTTAAAGCGTTCACAAAATTTAATTTTATTAGTGGTAGTTAATTTAAGCCCAGGCTTAAGGTGCTGTGCAGATTCGGTATGCTTTGAAAAAACAAGGAGTCCACTCCAATAGGCTTCATGTTTCATAATTTTATCCATTACATATTCGCCTTTATGATTTAATTCAACCAGTAATCTTACCTTATCTGTATTAAATACAGTATATAATAAGTATTCTAATGAATTACAATATTGATTAATATCTTTGGTATTTGTCCTAAATGTTGCAACTTGAACTAGTGAAAAAATATCGGTTTCATTTTTAATGAAATCCTTTACTGGAGTCAGCATTTTTAGCGGCAGTGCAATAAACTTAAAAATATTAATTACTGAATAGTCACGATTTAAACCGTCAGCCGTATCAATTGAAAATATATAGTAGTTTTTATCATTTTTAATATCATCTAGGGTTAACTTGTTAAAGTTTGGGTGAACTGTCAGGCCATGTAATAGATCTAATGTAGTCGGGGTTTGCGCCCACTCTGGGATGACGTATTGAGTTCTAAGGGCAAATATTTTTTTAAGATCTTTAGACTGTAGTAATAATTTATCGGATGAAAAGAATTGTAGCCCATATTCCTGGTTAAAGTCTTCTTCTGACCCTAAATTCGCAATTGTGCTGCGTTTCCATTCTTCATCTCTTCCTGGAACCTGCCACCAATCTACTCGTAATGGAACATATTCATTATTATGATTCATTGCATCCATGTAAATTTCATAGAAGCGATTCATGCCATTTGGAGTTGAAGTTATTATGATTTTTGAGTTCTTTGATGCTGAAATAGTTGGATAAATTGCTCGATAGAAAAAGTCCAAATATGAGGCATTAATATGCGCAAATTCGTCAATATAGAGTACATGGATTGTAAAACCAATACCAGTATTTTTAGTGGTAGTCCGGCCAATTAGTCTGCACCCATTATCGTATTTCATTGACATTACATTATTTGAAACACAGCCAGGTTTTAGAAAGAACGGTAAATTTTCAAGTACTGATTTAATTTTATCTAAAACCTCTTTAGTGGTTGATGCAATATTGGCTACAGCCAATACATTTTTATCAGTATGAAATACCAGGTACCATGCAATAAATAGGCCAGACATTACCGTTTTTCCAATTTGTCTAGACGCCATTAAGCAGTTAAATCTGTTATCTTTAAATGATTTAATTATTTCTTCCTGATAATCTCTTAGCCTAATTTGGTCAATGCCCTGTTCCTGCATTACTTGAGCATGTCTACTTGCAAAATAAACAGGATCAGCTTTACACTTTCTGATTTCGTCAAGCTCTTCTGGAGTATATTCAAATACTAGATTTGCTTTTTTCCAGGCTGGATCGTTATCTTTAAATGGAGAATTTTTAATTGTTTTAATATCAATTACTCCATTTTCAAAATCTTCTAATAGTTGATTAATCTTTTCGGATGTCCAAATTGCATTATTCTCAGGATCTAAATTTGAAAGTTTTAATTTAGAGGTTCCTCCACTATTTGTTATAAAATCTTTCATATTAACGAGTTAACATCATCTGAAAAATCATCGATCAAAGTTTCTGGCTTTATTACTTGAGTTAATCCACGTTCTTGCATAACTTCAGTTTTTCGATCAGGATGAGTTAGGTGGCGAGTATCTGATGGTTTATCAATTTCCTCAACTGTTATCTCTTTTATTAAATTTTTAGTACCTGCGGTTATATAATATTCATTACTAGACTCAATTAATGGAGTTACTGACTTGGAGGATCCGCTGCCTCGTTGTTCAATATCTTGATGTACTTTTTTATAGGTATCCTCTAGAAATAACATGTAATTGGCTTGGGTTTTTACAACCATTGTTAATTTATCTTGTAACTGCCCAAATACTTCAAAAAGTCGTGGATGAGTATTGCCTTGATTAATTTCTTCTGTTATTTTTTCAATTGCCATTCGAATTGTTTTTAACTGAAAAAAGATATTTTGAATATTTGAATTATCTAAAATTTGTTTCTGTTTTAAATATTCATGTTTTTCAAGTACTCCTAATTCTACATAAAATTTAAGCATTGAATTTGTAATATCCTTTGCCTGTTTCTCAAAGTTAGAATTCATCTCTTCAAAATCAAGAGGCGGAGCCATTGCAATTTCGCCTAGTTGAGAATCCGCAATATCATCTACTGGATTTGGTCCGCCTTGGTATGTTGATAATAGGTCTTCAAGTTCACCACGAATTTGTGCCTTTTTTTCTTTGTTAAATACTTGAGCCATGAATTATTTAATTTAGTCGGTTTTCGTTTTTATCTAGTGCCGGATTGGCAAAAATTTTTATTTGCTTTACTGACTCTATATGCTCATAGATAAATGATTCCATATAGATAAGAAATCCATCTAATATTGGATTAATTCCAAACATTTGATTAGATAGAGTCTTTTTTAAAACTTGACCCTTATATCTAAATCCTAAATTTAGTCGACGGTCTTTTCTATTGTATATACCCCAATAAATTGAATTTCTTATCATAATAATTTTATTTTGTTACGTCTTGATTTAACTGCTTTTATTTCAATATTAATTGGGCTAAGTTGAGTAGTTGAGATAACTTCACTATACAAATTTTGGGCACGATCTCTCCAGCCTCCTCTAATAACTGGAAATTCATTAGACTTAATAATAATATCGTTAAATTCATCTAATCCAATTAATTCTTCAGGTTTAGCTATACTCAAAGCTGGCCTAACTGAGCTAGCAATTGCAGCCTTTTCATTTTCTTCAGATAATATAGTGATACTTACTGAGTCTACTCCATTTATCTCTTCTATAATTTTAATTAAATCACTTTTTGGAACTCGATCGTGCCTACTTAATTTAATAAAATATTGACCGATTGCATTGGTTATATCAGCTTTAATTATATCATTTGAAACATCTTCAAATCCAATAACACTTATATTTAAAACATATTTAGTTATGATAGGATCAATAATTATAATATCAGTGGAAATCATTTTAGTACCAGATCGCTCTATGAAATTTAAAAGTTGATTTTTTTGATATTGTGTTAATCTAAACTTATCTGTATTCATTTTAAAATAGTCACTACCGTTTGTAAATAATTGTGAAATATCTGGTATTAAAAATAAATTAATCATACGGGCAAGAGCAGAACCGGTTGCTCCAGCCAAAGGCGGCGGAGCTAAAAATACCCGAACCGTTGAAAACATTTGTAATTTATGTAATAAGACTTCATAATTATCTACATTAATTAGTGCAAAATTCTTAGATGCCTTTGGAGCAATTAATTTGGTTAATTCAAGCTCTTCTGGGTCAACACCAAAGCTTGGAGGACTTATTACTGTAATTTCCAATACCGAATTTAAGTCAATTTCATCGCCTACTATTGAAAAACCAGTCTCATCAAACGTAAAGTTAATTTGTCTAACATCATCTACCTTAATATTGCCACCAGCTCCTTCTGAACTAAGATATTCAACAACAATAGTAGAGCCAAGAGTTGGTATTTTACCAAATGATCCATTTCCAAAATATAGATCTAATCCATTTGTTATTCCAGTTTTAATAATAAAACCTTTATCTCCTCTTGGTATATCTAATAGGGACTCATATTTAGTCCACATTTCTCCATTTACATAAACATTTACTTTAAAATGATCAACATAATAATTATTTTGTAAACCCATTTGGTAACTCTCAAATGCAATACCCTTTGCGGTAAAGGTTTGAGACTGAACATCCCCTTGCCTAATACTTACCACAGTTAAAGCGGTTGAATTAGTTAAATCAAGTCGAAGTTCATCTTGTGATAATTCAAGTACATATTGAAGTCCATTATTTGTACACTTAAGCTTAAGTAAATCATTTAATATTATAATATTATTTTCAAAGGTTATACCGGTCTTTGGCTTAATTCTAATTTGGGCAGTTGCCCCAATTGCTCGGCTTGGATTATGTCCAGCTAAACTAGCTAATGAGTATATTGAAGATGCCCTAGAGGCTTCATAAATATTAAGTTCAGTAATTGAATCTTCAATATAATAAAAAATTAATTGACTTAAGTTTTCAAAAACAATTAATAATTGACCAAATGGAGAAGCTGCGGTAAATATTGTTTTAGTTTGTTTAAAGGTTTCCTGTAAAAAACCAATAGTTTCACCTAAGATATCACCGATTCTTATTTTAAGGCTTGTAAATAGCCTAAGCGAATTATTTTGAGTTGATAAATTAGCCATTATCTTGAGACTTCTTTTTAGTTATTTATAATCCCAATATTTATTACCTAATTTTTGATACCAGATAAATAATTATAGTATATTATTATTATACTAATTGGGGGCGACCGGATTTGACGTTAGTTATCCAATTGAGTCTGCATGTCGAGGATGATACTTAAAGCTCGTAAACCTGGTATTACTGTAAGTTAATTGACAACAATATAACTTTCTGGAGCCTTGTTAACCAAGTTAACACTCCAGCTACTGAAGAGCTTTTATTAGCTGCATAAGTGGTAAGCGGCAACTGCTTAAGTAACCCAAAGTTGCAAACCGATATGATCAATATCGTTAAAAGTGATATAGAAGATAAGTTCTCAGTAAACCGACCTATTCAATAAGGGAACTGTGAAGTTTGTTAGTTTAGCAAAATTAACTAAGCATGTAAACGAAGGCCTAATTTGAGGCTATACGGACGAGGTTTCGAATACCTCCGCCTCCACTGTGACTGTTTTTGCAAACAAGTTTTTATGGCTTGTTTGCAATAAATAGTTAGATAGAAAAACTTAATATAAATAACTATATGACAGGACTAGTAAATGGAACCAAACTAATTTGGACCTTGGTAATTATAATTGTAATTTTAATTGTATCACTATGTATTTCAATTGACTCAGACCAGTCAGACAAGTATAGTAAAGAAAAGTCACAAATTGATAGTTTATCAACAATTATCTCTAACTTAGAAAAGGATCAACTTAAATACGATAGCCTAATTATAGGGTATCAACATAACTTAGTTGTTGCAGATCAACAAATTGACTCAACTAAAAATAAAATAAAAGAAATACAAAATTATTATGGTAAGAAAATTAAAGATATTAGTCGGGCTACTCCTGTTGAACTTGATGACTTTTTCACAAATCGCTACAAATAAAAAAGTTCACTGCTTTCCAGATAGTATTGCAAAGCAGATTGCAATAGATTTAGTAAGAGGCGACTCTGCTAAAATAGAATTAACTAAAACTATTATATTAGTAAATCAGTTAGAAGAAAAGAATTTAACTAATGAGAGACTTGTTAATACATATGTTTCTAAAGTAGCTAATTTTTCATCACAAATTGATTTATATAGACAAAAAGAGGTTAAGTACACACAAATTGTTACAGGTTTAGAAAAGGATGTTAAGAAAGAACGCAGTAAGAATAAAATTATAAAAATTGCAGCTGGTGTATTTGCAGTATTGGCAGTAATCGGATTTTCATCAAATTAAATAATTAATAAATATGAATACCCTAAATACCGATGATATATTTTTAAGAAATTTAACAATTTCTCTGCTTGACTTATTAAACAGTGAAATGCATCTTACTATTTCTAGAGCAGATCATAAAGAGACATTTTCAGTGCCATTTTTATATAATTTTGCAACAGATGAAGGTTTCTTAAAAGATTTTTATGTAGGTTTACCAGATAATTGTGAAATACCGGTAGCTGAAGGAGCTTACGATATTATCCCTAGGGGAATTGTATCATTGACTTCATTTGAGGTGAGTTCGGCTGATATTACAAATAAATTTGTTAGAGGACAATTTTCAGCTACTGAAAAAGGAGCTAATGATGCCAATATTCTTACTGGTTATTCAGCTCAACTCTATACACTTCCGCTCTCTGTAAAATTTGATATTAAAATTATTTGTGATAATTTAAATAAAGCATTTAAAATTGCTGAACAGTTATTAGACATATATTATTCAAATAGAGTAATGTATTTTCAATATAATGGAGTTAGAATTCCTGCGCAATTTTCATTTCCATCTACTGAACTTGTTGATAAAAAATATTCAACATTTACAATGAACACCGATAATAAAATAACGGTTTCATTATCGATTGCAATTGAAACGTATTTCCCTAGTTTTGAAAAAACTTCTAAACGTAAAAGTTCTAATATTATGGACAAAATTAATATAACTAAAAGGGATTCAATTAATAATAATACACTAGCAAGTGTCTGGGTTGATCAAACAACCGGTCAAGATCCAAATATATGAAGTATCTAGTAGAGTTTAAAACATTTACAATTAACGAAGGTGGAAATGCTTTTCCAGATGCACAGAGTCTTACTCGTGCAGAAGTTGAGCCGGCCTTTGCTAAATTCCAAAGTGCAATGACTCAATTATTTGGAGAAGCTGAACTTGAATTAATTGGTTCATGGAGACAAAAAGATATTTCTGGAGATCTTGATGCTCTATTTTATTCTGAGCTTAGTCTGCCTGATATATCAGCAAAAATTCAAACCGCTGGCTATGAAACAAAAATATTTTATGGATTTAATATTGTGTCAGTTAAATTTGAAATTTCTACAGGGCACTTTGTACAATTTGATATGTTCGTCAAACCGTTAGACACAAATCGTAATATAAATGATATTTTCTATAAGTCAATTGATGAAGAAGACTATTCCACTAAGCACCGAGTCTTTTTGATATTTTGTGCACTAGACTCTATGCAGTTTGATAAAATTGAAAAGAACGGTACGGTAACCCAGTTTAAAGGATATATGTTTAGACCGGATGGAATATATCAATTTACTAAAGAATTAAAAAAGATTAATTATAAAATAGTTGATCGCAAGCTTATTGCAGATACAATTCCTGAAATTTCAGATATACTATTTGGAAAAAATTATCCATATGCTAAATGGAATACCTACGAAAAGACAATAGCTTTATTAACAGCCGCTAGTCAAAGTACTAATCCTAAATTAAATATGCCTCTTATTTTAAAAGAATATCGAGCTAAACTAGAAGAAGAAGGTTTAGTAATTCCAGGCGGAATTGATTAGTCAAAATCTAATTCCAAATCAAAATTATAATAGCTAAAAGTTGCAGTAAAATAGCTAAACTTTGGAACCACTGATGAATAACTTAAGGTTAATTCACTAAGTTGTTTAAGTTGAGGCCGGTTAAATATTACTGAACTTACTGCATAACCCTCGTTATTTAATAGAGTTAATCGGATTGGACTAAAAAATGGATGATTATTATTGGCAATTGGCGCAACCGTTAACGATTGACCAAGTGAAGTATCTCCAATATAAGAGGTTGAGGTGTTTGCTGGTTCTAAATAATTTAGTGCATTATCTAAAAATATAAAATAGTTAAGATATGCATCAGTTAATTTAAAAGTTAATTTTAACTCTCTAGTAAACATATCAGCAATAGGTTTTGCGCTCTGCACTTCTTGAATTTTGCCTAGTGTTCTAATTTGAGTAGGCAATACAGTTGTTAAACCTGGAAAATTAACTCCTTGAATGGTAGATGCCATAAAATCTGAAATTGATTTATACGGTAATAATAAATTTCTGTAATATTTATCATATCGGGTTTGAACCTCAGCATTAAAAAAATCCTGCGGTAAATTTATTAGAAATCCATTTTGTCTTGAGTTTAAAATCATATAGAATTATCTATACGAGACCAAGTATCGTCTTTAATTGAGATATTACTGAGTCTGCGGTAATTAATTTAGAACATTCAAATTGTCTATCTGTACCTTTGTGTATCGGACACCAATTCCAGTCACTTGGATCTAACCTGTGTGTATTAAAACAACCTGCACATTTACCAGCCGGCGAACAAATTCTAGTGGTATTGGTAAGTGGTTCAGTATAGGCATGTGAGAATCCTGAAATTAAGATAGTTGGAGTTCCTAGTGCCCAAGCTAACCAACTCAGACCGCTGCCGATTCCAATAAAAGCCTCAGATTTTGAAATTTCAGAAATAGCCGCCTCAATTGGACCGCTTGGTAATTTTCTAATACCAGTAGGCTGAATATTTCCCATGAAACCTGAATCTTCTCTTGAAATTAGGACAACTTCATAATTATGGGAACTACACCAGTCAACAACCTCTTGCCAACCAGTTGGATTATTCCAATATTTAGCCTGACATGTTGCATGAATTGCAATTGCAACCTGTTTCTTTTTAGTTTCAGTTGGAATACTTAATTTTGGAACAACTTCTTGATAGTCAAGCCCTAAAATATCAAATGCAGTTTTTTGCATTGGTTGATTTTTAGTTTCATTAGGATTCATATTTGGATTTAATTCTTCATTTTCACCATAATACCACCCAATTGAGTATAGGGCTTTTACATCGTGTACTTCATCTCCCGGTTTAATAAATTCTATTTCTGGATAGGTTTTTTCAAAAAAATCATTTTGAAAAGTAGAGCATATAACTTTACACTTGTGTTTTTTACGAAATTCTTCAACTGCTGGAAACCAGGCTAGGGTATCACCTAATGATTTTGAATCAAGCGAAATATAGACACGTTTATCTAATAGATCTAATTTTTTGTTAAACACAATTTCTCCGGACGAAAGGTCTTTTACGGTTATTAACCAGTCAATAAAATAGGTTTTACTGGTTTTAATCCACATACTATTTGAAATTTCTCCAGAGTGTTCAACTTTGCCGGTTGATTGATTTATAAATTCAACCCAATATTGATTAGGATCGCCTCCGGATAACTCAATATGTGCGCCTCTAACAAAATGATGGCCAATATTTAGCGGTTTGCTAGCAGCTGAGTTCACACGGTTAATGATTTCAGACTGACTATTAATATGATCCATTGTCTCTTTTGCAATTTTATCCCAATTAAAATTTTTATGAATTTCCTTGGCCTGGGATAGTGCCTCCTTTTTATATTTAGCCCAATTGGTATAGGCAGATCTCATTACCTTTGCTAGGTCTACAAAGTCAGGCTCATAATAGTTTCCAATACTCTCATTAAAATGAGCATAGGTACTTTCACTAATCGGCCTTTCACCAACTATTTTAACTGGTAAACCTTTACCTTCTGCAAATTCTAATTGAGCTGAGCAGTTTGAATAGATTGATGGAGTTCCGCATGCCATTGCCTCAATTAATGGAAGATTCCAACCTTCGGCTCGGGCACATGAAAGAAATACGTTAGTTGACTTTAATAATTTAATATATTCTTCTCTAGGTGGTAGGTGTAATACTTTAAGGCGGTCATCAGTAAAGTTATAATGGGCAAGTCTCTCTTCTGTACCGGTTAGCCCATCACCAGAGTATGGATTATCAATACTTAATATTAGGTCAACTGGTTCATCTTTTGAAAATTCAGATAAAAAAGTTTCTATTAATTCCTTGGTTGACTTTCGGTAATCCCATCTTCCAAATATAGAAAAGGTAAATCTGCCATTACTTGTTAGTGGATGACTAACCTCTTCTGGAAAAAATATATCAGAGTCAACGCCTTCTGGTATAACAAATATTTTATCAGCTGGATAACCTTGAGCAATCGTACAGTCACGTTGCCATTTTGAAGGAACCCATAATTCATTAAAGTCTAATAGTCTATTAAAAAAAGCTTCAGGTTGTAAAGTTGATTCCCAAACATTATAGGCAATTGAATAGCCTTGATAGTCTTGATAAAAATAGTGATGATTTGTTTCATTTAAAACTACGTTAATATCTGCTTTGCCTGGATTATGCCAATTTTTATAAATTGGATAGTCAGACAGCCGCTTATTATGATCCCATAAACTTTGTTGAACTAACATTGTTTTTAGGGTATTATCTAAATACGGCTCACCATTATGAGGTTCATCTGAATAATTAGTCCAGCTTTTACCTATTGTAAAATTTCTAACTTCAACTGGTGTATACTTTGATAGGGTTTTAAAAAATGACTGAGCATGATTATTATAACCGGTGGTTCCAATAAACGAAGTATGAGCCTTTATTTTTAAATTTGACATATAATTAAATCTTTTAAGATTATACTTATATTACACTAGTGGTTTTTAATTAAAATGATAAAGGTACCCATTCAGATAGGGTTTCATTCCAAGTATAGTGACCACTACTTGGATAGGTTACTTGTGATTTCCATTTAAAATTAGCATCTAATACCCAACTCGGAAAGGGTTTAGGTGAAATAAAAACATTATTAATTTCATTCCAGGTGTCTCCTATTCCTGCATATTTACTTCTAAAATTTGAATTATAAGAGGTTTGTCTTACCGTATCATAATCATAAATACCTTTAATATTTAAAGAGTCTATTAAGTCAATACCTAATTGTTCAACCTCAACTCCATTATCTGTAATTGTAGTATTATCAATAACAATTACGGCAACTACAATATTTTCTTTTATCAGTGCAAAATGTGCCATTTATTGGAATTTATATTTTATAATTACTACGCCTGATCCACCATTACCTCCATGTAAATAGCCTCCACCCGCTTCTCCATATCCACCTCCTCCACCACCGGTGTAATCAGTTCCATCTACTCCATTTGCGCTCGAGCCTCCAGTTGCTCCAGCTCCTCCACCGCCAGTACCACCAGCGCCGGCTGACCCGCCTGTATAGGTTGAACCACCGCCTCCGCCTCCGTAATAGTTACCATCAATTGCTGCTAAAACGCCTGTACCGCCATCACCTCCGTAAACTATACCACTATAATATCCATTTCCTCCAACTGCACCAGCTCCTCCACCGCCGCCTGCACCATAGTTACCTTTTCCTAATTCTCCTGTTCCATCTCCTCCTGTATTACCTTGACCGGCTGTACCCGAAGCTCCGGCTATTGATGAACCATTACCGGTAACACCCGCGCCACCGCCACCTGATCCACCAGATAATGGTGCGGCATAATGTGCACCACCTCCACCTCCACCATATGCTGTATTACTATCAAAAGATGAATTTGTACCAGTACTACCAGTATTAAAATAGTAATATGCACCGGCTCCACCACCACCAACTGCTACTGAATAGGTTGTTGCTCCTGAAGATAAAGCATAACTTGTGTTTTCAATGACGCCGCCGCCACCTCCACCTCCACCGATATATTGTCCACCTCCTCCACCACCTCCTGCAACAATTAATACTTGAAACTTATTATTTGGAGCAGTTCCAACTGTACTAACTACAAAGTTTGTACTACCTACACTAGTAAATGTATGTATTTTATAATTACCAGAAGTTGTTACGGTTCCGCCAGTTGCTGAAGTAAATCCACCAGAGGTTGTTGTAGTGGTAGTTGATATAACTGGAAGGGCTACTCCAGATATTTTTGTTATAGAGGCTCGAGCAATTCCATTAATTTTAGTAATACTGGTAGTAGCTACTCCTTTAATTTTCATAAACCGTGTGTTATAATTCTATCCAAGAGCTTTCAGGATTAAAATGTATTATTATTTTTGTATTCGTATTGCTGCTCCAAAATGTATGCCCTATTAATCTAACCGCATTTCCAACCGTTGTTGGTGCTGTTTTAGTCATACTGCCGGCAGTCGTAGCCATATATAAAGGCTCTCCAGATTTTACAACAGCTGCATAAGTAGCAGTTTCAACAAATCCATTAATTAATATAGAAGTTGGATTGGTTGATGTTGAAGATTTAACACAAATACCTAACATATTAAATGCAGCTGCTGAGTTTGCTGCGGTTGCATCAGCTAATATCCAAGTGTTGGTTTGTGTCCTATAACATAATTGGCCAAAGGTAATTGTTCCTCCTGCTGTTTCTGAATATAGTACAGTACCTTGATAATAATTACTAGTCCATGAATTTAAATCTCCAAGTACAGAGGTTACTCCATCTTGTATTGTTCCAGCTAATGGAGTTGGATTATATCCAGCAACTAATGAAGTTGTTGTCGCTTTTATATTAGTTCCATCATCCGTTATTGTTGAATTACCAACAGTTGAAGAAGATGTGAATTTAACAAGGGTATTATTTGTTCCAGAAACAGCAACAGAAGTACCGCTAGAACCTGAAGTTCCAGAAGAACCACTTGACCCATTTGAACCAGTTGCACCACTAGAACCTGAAGTACCACTAGACCCACTTGAACCAGTTGCACCACTTGATCCACTAGAACCTGAAGAACCAGAAGTTCCAGAAGAACCGTTTGACCCGGTTGCGCCACTAGAACCTGAAGAACCTGAAGTTCCACTTGAACCATTTAAACCGTTTGAACCAGTTGCACCGGACGTACCGCTAGAACCTGAAGAACCTGAAGTTCCGCTTGAACCGTTTGAACCAGTTCCGCCTGATGTACCAGAAGTTCCATTTACTCCAGAAATACCTGAAGTACCTGAACTGCCACTAATACCAGAAGTTCCACTTGAACCGCTTGAGCCTGATGTTCCTGAACTACCGCTTGAACCTGAGCTGCCGCTTGTTCCACTTGAACCAGAAGAGCCTGATGTTCCAGAGCTACCGCTTGAACCTGATGTTCCACTAGAGCCATTTGACCCAGTTGCACCTGAAGTACCAGAGGTTCCGCTTGAACCATTTATACCAGAAGTTCCACTTGAACCTGACGAACCTGAAGAACCGGAAGTTCCTGAACTACCACTAGAACCTGAAGAACCTGAACTACCGCTTGAGCCTGAAGAACCAGAAGTTCCACTTGAACCTGAAGTTCCGCTTGAACCATTTGCACCGTTTAAGCCAGACGTACCACTTGAACCTGAGTTACCGGAAGTTCCACTTGACCCGCTAGAACCTGAATTACCAGAAGTACCGCTTGAACCATTTGCACCAGAAGTACCAGAAGTTCCATTTACTCCAGAAATACCAGAAGTACCACTTGAACCGCTTAAACCTGATGTTCCAGAACTACCACTTGAACCTGAAGAACCAGAAGTTCCACTTGAACCAGAAGTTCCGCTTGAACCTGAACTACCACTTGAACCTGATGTACCTGAGCTACCACTTGAACCAGAAGTTCCAGATATTCCAGATGTTCCACTTGAACCTGATACGCCTGATGTTCCAGAACTACCGCTTGAACCGGAAGAACCTGAACTACCGCTTGAACCTGAAGAACCGGAAGTCCCACTTGAACCTGAAGTTCCAGAGCTACCGCTTGAACCTGATATACCAGAAGTTCCACTAGAACCATTTATACCAGAAGTACCGCTTGATCCTGAACTACCACTTGAACCTGATGTACCTGAGCTACCGCTTGTTCCACTTGAACCAGAAGAACCAGAAGAACCGTTTGAACCAGTTGCACCAGATGTACCAGATGTACCATTTATTCCTGAAATACCAGAAGTACCGCTTGAACCTGAAATACCAGAAGTACCGCTTGAGCCTGAACTACCGCTTGAGCCTGATGTTCCACTTGAACCACTTGACCCAGAAGTTCCACTTGAACCTGAGATACCGCTTGTTCCACTTGAACCAGAAGAACCTGATGTTCCACTTGACCCGGAACTACCGCTTGAACCAGAAGTTCCGCTTGAACCGCTTGATCCAGAAGTTCCGCTTGATCCAGATTCACCACTTGAACCAGAAGAACCTGAACTACCACTTAAACCTGAGCTACCGCTTGTTCCACTTGAACCAGAAGTTCCAGAAGAACCATTTATACCAGAAGTTCCTGAACTACCGCTTGAGCCGGAAGTTCCACTAGAACCATTAGACCCAGATGTTCCAGAAGAACCTGAAGTTCCACTTGAACCATTTATACCAGAAGTACCGCTTGAACCCGATGTTCCGTTTATTCCTGAAATACCAGAAGTACCGCTTGAACCTGATATACCGCTTGAACCAGAAGAACCAGAAGTACCGCTTGAACCTGACGAACCGCTTGAACCTGAACTACCGCTTGAACCTGAAGTTCCAGAAGAACCAGCTGTACCAGAAGTACCGCTTGAACCAGAAGTTCCACTAGAACCAGAAATACCGCTTGAACCGCTTGAACCGGACGAACCACTTGAACCTGATATACCAGAAGTTCCGCTTGAACCTGAACTACCGCTTGAACCTGAAGAACCGGAAGTACCATTTATTCCTGAAATACCAGAAGTTCCGCTTGAACCACTTGAACCAGAAGTTCCAGAAGTTCCACTAGAACCAGAAGAACCTGATGTTCCACTAGAACCAGAAGTTCCACTAGAACCAGAAGTTCCACTAGAACCAGAAGAACCAGAAGTTCCACTAGAACCACTTGAACCTGAAGTTCCACTTGAACCATTTATACCCGAAGTTCCTGAACTACCATTTATACCTGACGTTCCTGAACTGCCGCTTGAACCAGAAGTTCCACTTGAACCTGAAGAACCTGATGTTCCGCTAGACCCACTAGAACCTGATGTTCCGCTAGACCCAGAAGTTCCACTTGAACCATTTATACCCGAAGTTCCACTTGAACCATTTATACCCGAAGTTCCGCTTGAACCGTCTATTCCATTTACTCCGCTTAATCCACTTGAACCAGATGTTCCTGAACTACCGCTTGACCCTGATGTTCCAGAGCTACCACTTGAACCAGACGTACCACTTGAACCGTTTATACCACTTGTTCCGCTTGAACCGTTTATACCACTTGTTCCGCTTGAACCAGAGGTTCCACTTGAACCAGAAGAACCAGAAGTACCGCTTGAACCGGAAGAACCAGACGTTCCACTCGATCCTGAAGAACCAGAAGTTCCACTTGATCCTGATGTTCCACTTGAACCGTTTATACCACTGGTTCCACTTGAACCAGAAGTTCCACTTGAACCAGAAGAACCAGACGTTCCGCTTGAACCAGAAGTTCCTGAAGAACCTGATACACCGCTTGATCCACTAGAACCAGAGGTTCCGCTAGAACCGCTTGAACCAGAGGTTCCGCTTGAACCGCTTGAACCAGATGTTCCACTTGAACCAGAGGTTCCAGAAGAACCATTTATACCGGAAGTTCCGCTTGAACCGGATATACCAGAAGTTCCGCTTGAACCGTTTATACCTGAGGTTCCAGAAGAACCAGATGTTCCATTTATTCCTGAAATACCCGAAGTACCACTTGAACCGGAAGTTCCAGAAGTTCCGCTTGAACCAGATGCACCACTTGATCCTGAAGAACCAGAACTACCACTTGAGCCAGAAGAACCTGATGTTCCGCTTGATCCTGAAGAACCAGAAGTTCCCGAACTACCACTTGAACCGGATGTTCCACTTGATCCTGAAGAACCAGAAATTCCACTTGAACCAGAAGAACCTGAAGTTCCACTTGAACCAGAAGAACCTGAAGTTCCACTTGAACCTGAAGAACCTGAAGTTC